GCGCGAGATCCATGGCGCGGAATCGCCGTGGTGGCGGTCGAACATCCTCGGCATCTTCCCGGGCCAGGAGTCGGTGCGGTTCCTGCCCACGGCCTGGCTCGATGCGTGTACGAGAGAGAGTACGCTCGATGACGAAGACTGGAGAGACACACCCGAAGGGCCCGCTTGCATTGGCGTGGATGTCGGAGGGGGTGTTGGAGCGGATCGCTCGGTCGTTATCGTACGAAATCGCAAGCAGGTCCTCGCTGTCTTCGCGTCCGAATGGACCGGCGTCCTTGATGACGCTCGTCAACGGCTCGAACCAGTGGTGCTCTCCCTGGCACGCAAGTGGGGAGTCGCGCCCGACCGCGTGATCTACGACAAGGCGGGCCTGGGTCGCTCGTTCGGCTCCTACCTCAGCAGGTGGGCCGAGAAGATCCGCGAACAGTGGAAGATCGACCACCCGGACGAGTTCTCACTCAAGTCGAACGACTGGCCCGAGCAGAAAATGCCTCAGCCCTTCGATGGTGCCGTCGGTTACTTCGGCGCGGGCAAGGGCGGCAAGCTCTACACGAACCGCCGCACCGCGAATGCGTTCGCGATCAAGCGCCGGCTCGATCCCAGCCGGGACGGCTACGTGCCGTTCTACTGCGGTGGGCTCCACGAGTGGCCGGCACTGCGTGAGGAGCTGGCCGAACTACGGACACCGACGTTCGAAGAGTACGTCGAGGGCGAGTTGAGACAGCGGATCGAGCACAAGGAGGACCTGGCCGCGCGACTGCACCGCTCGCCGGATTTGCTCGATGCACTTCTGATGACGTTCACTTTTACGGACTGACCAAATGGCCGATGACCTGTTCAACGTCAAGCTGATCGCAATCCTGAACAACGCGAAGCTCTTGCTCCGCGTCCTCGCTCGGTCCCTCTTCGCGGAGTAACCTCAATGGCCGACAAACCCGACAGCGCCAAACCCCACCCCGGCCGTCCCAAGCCCTGCCCCTCGGGCGGGCCGCGCAACCCCCGGCAGGGCGGCCTGTAAACGACACCACCCGGGAGTGACCCCGGGTGGTGTGTGCGGATCTGCTCTCCGCGGTCGATGGGATGCCGGTCCCATGCCGCCCCACCAGACGCCTTTCGGCCGGTGGGGATCGTGCTTAACAGCACTTGCCAGGTGGAGTCTACCACATGCCCCTCGACCGGTCCAGCGTCCAGTCGATCGTCGAGCGGGAACTGCCCGGCCTGCGGGCCCGGCTCGGGCTCGAAGCGTGGGAGATCGGCTGGACCGTCACGCCGTCCTCGACGGACGGGGACGGGCACTTGCTCCGGGGCGAGTGTACGCGGCTGGTGGACTATCACAGCGCGTCGATCGTGCTCAACAACGAGGCGTTCAGCGACGAAGAGCAGGTGCTCCGGACCCTCCGTCACGAGCTATTTCACGTCGTCCTCGCCCCGTGGGACCTCTACACCAGCGCCGTCGAGCGGGTATCGCTCGGAGCGGACGGGGCGGCGGTGCTCGATCGGGTGCGGGAGCACGCGGTTGAGCATGCGGTCATTGCGCTGGAAAGAATGTGGAGCGGACTCAACGAGCGTGCTTGCCCCTGACTCGATCAGCGAATTCGCGATGAGCCTGCCGCGCTTCCTCTACCGTGGCTGACCTCTTCCCTTCGCCGTCCATTCTGCCACCGAAGACGAGCGTCTCCCAGAGTAACGGCGGACGGCCCTCACCTCCGCTAAGGCCGACGAACGAAGTGGCGATCCGGATCCTCTCGCCCGTCCTCGTGTCGGTCACGAAAGTCTCGTCGAGTCCGCGTGCCGCCGTCTCGAACCAGATCGCCCACTTCAGGAAATCGGGCTCGGGCACCACCGTGCCGTCAATCTCAAGTCGGAAATGAGTGAAGCTCGACATGGCCAAACCCTCCCTCTACGCGGCCCAGCCCTTCCCCGGTGACGAGACTCCAGATTTGACTTCCATCCTGAAGGAAGTCAAGCAAGCCTGCCCCAGTCACGAGCGCGCCTTGGTCAAAGCCCGCGAATTGCAAGACTGGTACGACGGGGAAAGCGAGAAGTACGTTGCCTTCAAGCCCGCCGAAGACGCCCTGTCGTGGCTCACACGCCCCAAGCGCGTCTCGTTCATCACCCGGCAGGCCGTCAACAAGCTGTGCTCGCACCTCTACAAGCCCGGCCCGCGCGCCCGCAAGATCACCACGGACGACACCGTCAGCGCCTGGTATGCGAGGGTCGCGCAGGACATCCAGCTCAACGGCCTGATGCAGCAAGCCGACCGGCTCGCGACGCTGCACGGCCTGGTGATGATCGGCGTGTACCCCACGGGCAACCCGGGCAGGCCGATCAACTACCACATGTTCCCCCGGCAAGACTTCGTTTTTTGGGCCAGCCCCGACGATCCGAGAGTCGCCACGGCCGTCTGCACGATCACCAAAGTGGGGCCGGAGACGGTGCGATACCGGCTGTGGACTGCCACGCACTATTACACGTTCTTCAAGAGCAAGTCGTGGGGCTATACACCCGGTGGCTGGAACGTCGCGCGGTTTGATCCCGGATCAAGTGGGCCGCACCCTTATGGCGTTCTGCCGTTCGTCTTCATTACGCATGAACTGCCCACCACCGAGCTGGAAACGCCGGGCCTGGGCGGCCTGCTCTCAAAGATCAACCGGGCGCTGAACATCGACAAGAGCAACCTGGCGCAGTGGGTCCATCTCTACGGGCGACCGCTCGGGTATGCCACGGGCGTCGGGCCTGAGTGGCGGCCGAAGTTCATCGATGGCGGATTCGCGGTGCTGGTGGTGCAAAAGTCTTCGACCGAGGAAGCGCCGGTAGTGCCCGAGATGCATTATCTGGAGAGTAATCTCGACGTCGAAGCAGTGCGGCAATACGTCGCGGGCGAAGCGAATCAGGCGCTGGACGAGCTGGATATCCCGATCACGGTGAAGGTCCAGAGCGGCTCCGGCAACGGCGGGGCTCAGATGGCGTCGGGGATCTCGATCGCCGCGCAGGACGCCGACCTGATCACATATGCGAAGGGGCGACGGCCGCTCTTCGAGCTGCACGAGTCGAACTTCGCGGCGCTGGTCTGCCGGATCGGGGCGTGCCCCGTGGCGGGGCTGGGATCGCTCGCCTCGGCACTCTCCGCGGTAGCTGCGGACCCGAGTCTCCGGGTCGCGTGGGAAGAGGCTGCGATCGACCTGCCGGGGCCCGACAGAGACACCGCGGCGGCCTTCGAATTGCAGAATCAACTGACCGACCCGATCGAGCAATTGATGCGGCGGCAAGGGCTGACCGAGCCCGAAGCGATCGACGCTTTCCGCGCGATCCAGCGACGGCTCCAGATCGCGGCTCAGCTCAAGGCCAAGCCGGACGCAGTGATCTCCGAGCCGGGCTCCCAGGCCGATCAGGTTGTGCTACCCGAGACCGAGGGCGATAAGGAGATGGGAGGCGTCAACGCGGACATGGGCGTGGAGGGCGGCGGGCCGAGTGCTCAGCTCGCACCGGCCGACCAGGTCGGCGCCAACGTCAGCGTGACGGTGGCGGTCGATCCGCAGATGCCGATACCCGCGGCTCCGCTGATCCTGCCGGCGACCCCTGGATTCGGATCGTGGGGGACGGAGAGCTAACGAGAGCGTGGATCTGATCCATCAGCGATCGCGCATCTTCGGTCGCAAAATAGTGGCCGCCATCATACCAGGACACGTAGACGGTCCCGCGGGTGCTGTCGGCCCATCGGACTCTGACGTCTGGCATCACATCCCCCTCGAAGTGAACGCCGCTCGATCGAACCCGCGACGGAAAGATCGAGCGGCGTGAGTGAGTTACCGGCTCTTCGCCTGACGACCGGGCTTCCGCGGCAAGCCGCTCCCCGACGCAGTAGTCGTTGGCGGGGCTACCGTGGTGTGCTCCGACACGCAAGCGTTGACGATCGCCGCGCCGAACCTGGCACCCAGTTTCCGGGGCACGCGCAACGTGGCGTTGCCGTACCCGATCAGCATGTTGCTTCCGTCCGGCGTCATGGTCCACGGGTCCTGTTCTGCGGCCATTCGTGGCCTCCTCTCGAAGAGAGACAAAGTTGGAAACGCCTCACATCGTACCCGATCACGCACGCGACACAATCGCAACCGGAGCGCCCGCAGTGGCCGATGAGATCCCGCTGTGCAATGTGATCCGGATCGAATACCGCCCGCAGATGGTGCACGGGCAACGCTGGCGCGCACTGATCGGGCCGGACGCCGAGCGCGGTCAATGGGCGATCGGGCCGACGCCCGACATCGCTATCGATTACCTCCGGCGGCTCCTGGCTGAGCTGAGCTGGCCGTGGGACCCGACGTGGACGGATCGGCTGTGACGCTGCGCGGGTAAGCGACCGGCACGTCCACGAGGCCGGCATGCCGCTGGCACGCTCTCACATGCCGGCGGTAATTCGCCTCGCCGCTCCAGGGCAGGACTCTCACTACTCGACCGCAGATCGGACAGTCCAAGACTACCACCTCGCACCTCACTTTCCCTATCCAGTATACCCGACCCGCGGCCAGGCGCCGCACCGATCCGCCCCGGGAGGGGCTGCCACCGCATGAGCGACGAACTGACGAAAGAGATCGACCGACTGAAGGCCGAGTTAACCAAGGCCACCACGGATCTCGACGCGGCGAAGGCCGCGCTCAAGGATACGAACCACGAGGCCAGGGACCGGCGGTTGGAGTCCAAAACTCTGACCGAGCAACTCGACGCTCTGAAGGCTGAACGCGAGGCCGAGAAGGCAGCGAAGGCCAAGGAAGCCGAGGCGCTCAAGGGCGAGCTCGACAAGACGCACGCCGTGCTCCGTGGACTGAAACACGAGCAGGCATTCGCCCGGGTCGCCAAGGGCCTGAAGGTCTCCGACGCGGGCAAGCTCGCGGACCTGTATCGCCTGGCCGAATACAAGGCCGACGGGTTCGAGCCCGATGAGGGCAAGATCAAGACTGCATTCGAAGGGGTCTTAAAGGCCCGCCCCTGGCTCCTCGACGAGAGGCCGGAGGTCGCCGAGCGATCGGCCAGGTCCGCCACGGGAGTGGCAAATGCCTCCGAGTGGGCACGGAGCGACGTGAAGTCGCGCAGCGGCGAGAAGCCGCCCGGGTCTGACCGCGGCAACACTACCCACGCAACAAGTAGCAGCGCGCCCAACGGCAATCGAACGCCTGGGCGACTGTGAGACAGGACATTGAGTCGTGGCTAACGACCTCTCTGCTTTCAATTCCGAAGCCTGGTCCGAGCGGCTGGCGCTCAAGCTCGACCAGGTCAACGTCATGCTCCCCCTGGTCAATCGCAACTGGGAGGGCGACCTGCGCCAGAATAAGACGGTGTGGGTCCGGACCCCCGGCAGTATCTCGATGGCGAGCTATACCCGCGGGACTACGATCTCGTATCAAGATTTGACTCCCACTAAAGAGTCCTTTACTGTAAATGATGGTGAGTATTTCGCGTTCGAAGTGGACGATATCGACAAGGCCCAGTCGGACGTCAACGCGATGGACGTCTATATGAAGCGGGCCGTCGTCGCGATGAACAACACCGTCGAATCGAAGCTGCTCGCCGCCTATACGAACACGCCGATCGGTAACCAGATCGCCTCACCCACCACCGGGACCGGCGCGACGTTCACCGTCACCATCTCCGGCGGGGCCGTCACGGCGGTGACCGTCACCGCGGCCGGCTCGGGCTATGTGAGCACCGACGTCATCGGCTTCGTCGGCGGCAACGGCAACGGCGCGACTGCAACGCTGGTGCTCAGCAGCGGGACCGTGGCCAGCGTAACTGTGACTGCCGGCGGCAATAACTACACGATCGCGCCCACGGTCCGGCTCACCTCGACGGTGGCCGTCACGCTGACTTCAAACAGCGCGGTCACAACCGATATCTACCCGCTCTTGACCACGGCGCGGGCGCTCATGACCAAGAACAACGTCCCGGCGACGTCCGGCGCGCGGTGGGCGATCGTGGACCCGGATACCACGAGCCTCCTGCTTAACGACGTTGAACACTTCGTCAGGGCCGGCGAGCTGGGGGATAAGGTCGTGCAGATGGGCCTCATCGGTGGCGAGGAAGTCGCGCGCACCGCGCAGGAGGCCCCGGGCTTTGTCGGGATGGCCTGCGGGTTCATGATTTACGAGACACCGCACGTCCCGACGTCGGGCGCTAGCAAGTTCCTGCTCTTCGGTGATAACGAGGCGATCAGCTACGCGGCCCAGATTACCGAGATCGAGGCACTGCGGTTGCAGACGACGTTCGCGAATGCCGTCCGCGGGCTCTTGCTGCACGACACGTTCGTGCCGGCGGAGAGCGCCAAGCGGCTCGTGTACCTCAAGGCCACGCGTTGAGTCCTCGGCATAACCGGAGGGCGCGGGACCCGAGAGAGCGGACCATAGGCCGCGCTCGAGGGCTTCCCGCCCGCGCTCTCCGGCCCTTTAACGGAGGGCTCGGCACGTGCAAACGACAGCAACAGTCTCACAGCCCCGGTCATTCGGCGGCACTACCCTACACGTCACGGGCGGCCCGCCAGGCGATCTCGTGTACCCGGTGAATCTCGCGGTGATCCGCAGCGGCGGAGTGCAGACCGTCCTCACGATCACCTCGTGGGTCGGGGGCGTCCTGACGGTCTCCGGCCCCGCGTCCGGCGTCACGGACGCAGCCGTGTCGGTCGGCGACGTGCTCAGCGCGATCGGCGGCGCGTATGTCCCCGTGCGCGCCGGTGACACCGTGGACACGCAGGGCCGCGCGATCGAGTCCGTGAGCAGCGGCCTGGTCACCTCGGTCGCGACCCGCACCGGCGACGTGACGCTCGCGGTGGGGGATATCGCCGGGGCAGCGCCCACGGCGAGCCCGGTACTGACCGGCTATGCGACGATACCCGCGCACGGCGGCCCGATCACGGCCGACACCGATGGCGCGACGATCACTTTCGACCTGTCCGTCACGGACTGGCACAGCGTGACGCTCGGAGGCAATCGCACGCTCGCGGTGGCCAACGTCGGCACGGGGCAGCAGTTCTCCCTGGTGCTCGTTCAGGACGGGACCGGCTCGCGTACCGTCACTTGGTTCAGCGGTATCAAGTGGGCCGGCGGCTCCGCGCCGACGCTCACGACGACGGCAGGTAAAGCGGACATCGTCACGCTCAAACAGTACGCGGCCAACTCCTATTACGGCTTCGTCGCCGGCGCTAACTGCTGAGGCCTCCTATCAATGTCTACAGATGCAATCCTCAGTCAATTCGGCTCCGCGACCGGGATCACGATCACGCTGGGATCGCTCGCAAGTGGCTCGGCCCGGCAAGGGACGATCGTCGATAACACCGGGACCAAGTTCCCCCGGGTGTTACTGGCGGCCTCCGTAAAGCTCGGCACTTCGCCCACCGCGAACACGCTGGTCTCGCTCTATCTCCTCCGCGACGATACCGGCAGCGGGCCGATCCGCACCGACGGCGCGGGAGCCAGTGACGCCGCGATCACGGTGCTCAACGCGCAACTGATCGGCACCCTCCGGTCGGGTGGCTCACCCTCTACAGGGGACGTGCTCTCGGACGTGTTCGCAGTGGACGAGCCCGGACCCAAGTGGACCGTAGCGGCGCTCAACGGCACGGGTGTCGCGCTCGATGCGACCAACGGCAATCACACGATCGAGTTCATCGGCGTCAATCCGCAGCTCCAATGAGAGCGAGGTAACCAGTGCTCGCAACACCTCGCTTTCCGCGGATCTACAACCGCAGCGGCGGCCCGATCGCGTGGTTCCCGGGCGACTGGCCGCGGCCGACTCGACCCGGGGACTCCGGGGACGTCTACGACCTCACCGGGGCCATGTCCGCCGCGGTGGCCGGCGGCGCGAAGTACACTTACGACCCGGGACCGGCCAGTTACGTGCTCGGGTTCGGGGGCGCGACGGGCTACGCAAGGACTCCCGGCAATCTCGCACTCAGCGGCGACCCGGCGCTAACACTGGCGTTCTCGGCCGTGTTCACCGACTCCACTTCGCGCTCGGTCCTGGGGTGGGGTGATGCGTTCGGGAGCGGGGCCAGCGGCTTCGCGGTGTTCTATTGCACGCGCGGCGCGAACCTGTTGTCGGTCGAGTTTTTCAACAGCAATTACGCATACGTTGCCACTCCGGTCAGTGAGAATTCGTGGCATCGGATCGTCGTGGCGAAGGTTCCGGGCGCGATCAACACCACGACTTCGATCTATGTGGACGGTGTGTATCTCGGGCCCAATCACTCGGGCTCATCGACCAGCACGCCGAACATCACTGCCAGCCCTTTCACGCTCGGGCAAGCGGCCAACGACACGACGGACAACAACCTCCAGGGCGCGATCGGCAACGTCCAGATTTACAACTACGCCTGGGGTCAGGGCGACGTCACGCGCGATTACCGCGACCCCTACTGGCAGCTGCGCAGGCCGCGCCGGGCGGCGGGACGGCCGTCGCTCTCGACCAGTTATCCGGCCGCACTCCTGATGGCTATGTGAGACCGCTGATATGAGTTTCCACCACCCCATTGACTCGGTCCCACCCGACCCGACCGGGAGCCCGATCACGGTCACCGCGCCGCGGTCGATCGCGGGCCCGACGCTTGCGGTCTCCGCGGGCGCGCTGTTCGGCTCGACGTTCCCGCTGCGGATCACAGTCCTCCGCTCCGGGTCCATACTTTGCATCCTCGAAGTGACCGGCCGCACTTCCAACACGCTCAATATCTCGGGAGCGATCGACGGTACCTCCGACGTGGCACAGCAGATCGGCGACACGGTCGAGATGCGGATGTGCGCGGGCTACATCCTCGAGCTCCAGACGGCCGAGCTGGCGGACGCCGCGGCCATCGCCGCACTCACGTCCATCGCAGTCACCACCAGCGGCAGCTACAGTGACCCGGCGTGGCTCACTCATCTCGCCGGGTCGAAGATCACGGGCAACATCGCGGGCAACGCTGGTGGGCTCTCGGCGAATATCGCCGAGTCCCAGGTCACCAATCTGGTGAGCGACCTGGCCGGGAAACAGGCGGCGGGCTCCTACCTCACCGCGAACCAGACGATCACGCTCTCGGGCGACGTCACGGGCTCGGGCGCAACGGCAATTACGGGCACGTTGGCCACGGTCAACAGCAACGTGGGCTCGTTCACCAGCGCGAATATCACCGTGGACGCAAAGGGCCGGATCACGGCGGCGGCGAACGGATCGGGGGGTGGCGGCGGGATCACGATCGGCACCACGGCGGTCACAGGCGGGACGGCAGGGCGGGTGCTCTTCGAGGGCGCGGGGCCGGTGGTGGAGGATGACGCCGGGCTGACCTATAACGGGACTCAGCTCGCGATACCGCTGGGCGCGCTCAGCACGCCGTCGCTCCACTTCGGCATGGGCTATGGGATCTATCGCTCGGGCACGAACATCATTTTCGTCTACGGCGGCCTCTACAAGATGTTCGGCATGAGCGGGTCTGGTCTCTCGCTCCCGTCTGATAATTACCTCACCTGGACCAACAGCATCTCGCCCCTCGCCGGCCCCGAAGGCACTCCTGACGTGGGGCTCGCGCGAAAATCCGCGGGAGTGCTCGGGGTCTCGAACGGATCGAGCGGGGACGGCGCACTCCGGGTCGGGAACGTCGGCTTCAACGGCACGAATCCGGTCGCGCAGGGCACTATCACAGGATCGCGCGGCGGCAACGCGGCACTCGCCAATCTCCTCACCTATCTCGCCAGCCGCGGCGACATTATCGACAGCACTACATAAGAGGATCGCATGGCCAATCAGCCTATACCCGCAAGTAACCCGTCGACGATCGCGGCCACGTGGGACAAGTGGGCCTTCCAGATCGGTTCGCGCGGCGACGGACTGCTCAGCTACGGCGCGCAGACTGGCCCGCAGCCGCCGATCCAGTTCACGGCCATCGGCAGCAAGTTCCGGGTCCGGGACGACGGCTGTCAGGAGCGGTCGCCGCTGCCCGGCGATATCGTCGCGCTGGTAATCCCCGATCTCTATGCAGCGGCAGCAGCGAAGCCCTACGTTGCGGCAGCGCTGGCCGGGCTGCTCTCCGCTATCGTCCAGTACGGTACGGAGACTGGCCAGCTATGACCGGCACGATCGGCGGCTATATCCTCGGCGCGCTCATCTTCGACGGCACGGCCGGCGGCGGGCCGCCACCCCCGCCGCCGCCGCGCAGCCAGCCCGATCCGGGCTGGTCGAGTGGTTCGCGCGGCGGCCCCGATCCGGGATGGTCCACGGGCTATCGCGCGGGTCCGGACCCCGGACGCTCAGGAGCACAGATTACATGAGCGAAAACTACGAGGTCCGGCAAGGGGCCGCGCTGACGATCGGCCCCCCCGGCAACCCGATCGTGCTCCGCGATGCGGGCGGCAACCCCGTCACCGGCTACGACGGCACCGAGGCGCTGCCGACGGTCGTCTGGCCCGGGGGCACGCGCGCCGTCACGTTCAGCCCCTCGGCGGTGTGGGTCACACCGGCAGACGCGACGGTGACGATACCGATCACCGCCGCTGAGACAGCGGCACTGGCGATCGGACGCTATGACCTCTTGCTCCGCGTCAAGCCCACCGGGCAGGACCCGCTGGACGCCTATGGCTGCACTTTGGACGTCCTCGCCGCTCCCGGCAGCACGCCCGCGCCGTCGAGCTACTGCGATTACTCCTGGCTGCTGAAGTTCGGCCGCTCCTGGCTCCGGCAGCTCCAGACGGACGATGACGAGGCGGGTTTCGCCGAGCAATTGGGGCGCGCCCGGAGCTGGATCGAGGGATGCGGGCATAACCACTATCGCGTTGCCAGCATGACGATGGTCATTGGCAGCCAGGCATTCGGCCCGCGACGATCCGGCGCGCGATCGACCTGGCTCCAAGATCAATTTGACGCGAATTACTTGATGGTGACGGATGAGATCCGGGAATGCTGTGCGAAGAAAGCGCTCGCCTTCATCTGCGAAGGGCAAGTCGGGGTTGGCGAGTCGGCCGGACAGTACGCGAGGCTCGCTGGCGCATACCACTCTCAGGCCGATTATCTGGCGACCTGCATCACGCTCAGCTTGGACACAAATTCCGACGGCTTCCCTGACGTGAACATCGATCTGTCTTGCACCGATCCCCTATTCGGGTGACATCCCGGCTTCGCGGTACTTGATGCAGCGGAACGCACGGCGGATCGGCTTCAGCAGCTCGACGATCTCGGTAGGCTTATTGTCCATCAGGGCAATGCCGACCAAGAGCACTTCGACGTGAGTAGACAGCTCGCGTAACAGCCTCAATTCTTCCTTCTCGTCCATCATCTCGCACCACCTTTCTCCATCGATCATACCATGCCGAAGCAACGCCACGAAGCGGGTGACGAGCCCGCGCGCCTCACGCTCACGATCGGGAGCACAGCCTACGACGTGCGGATCACGCGCGGCCGGATCGTGCTCCACGGGCACGATAGGGGCCAGCGCTACGACGTCACGACGCCTGACGGCGCGGTCGAGTGTACCTGCCCTGATTACGGCCACCGCGGCAAGCCCGAGGGCCGGCCCTGCAAGCACGCTCGGGCGCTGATCTCGCTCGGCCTGATCACACTACCGGAGGCACCCGATGCCGAAGAGCCTCAAGACTAAACAGTCCGTCTGGTCCAAGGTCTTTCGCCGCATCGTCGCCCAGCTCGAGACCGACCTCGACGTCAAGCGCGTCGTCGGCCTCGACAACCTCCGCTCCTGGAAGGGAGTGCCGGGAGACAAGGCCCCGTTCAGCCCGAGCAGCACGGCCCCGGTCGTGAGGCTCACACCGCAGCCGAAGAGCGTCGAGTGGTACGCCGAGGACATGCAGGCCGGGACTCTCTATGTCCAGGTGGAGTTCGCGATACAGAGCCTCTGCGTGGACGACGTCTCGGACCTCTGGGACCTCTTCGTCCGGGCATTGCGTCCCGGCGGCACACCGATCCCAGACACCGGCTATTCGTTCGCGTCTGACCTGGTCGCGCTCGGCGCGGAGACGGGCGAGATCGCGTTCTCCGATCCGGCGTTCGACCCGCAGCCGTCCACCGAGCCTGATGGATTCTTCTTCGCGTCCGGACACTTCCGGCTCGTGATGCTCCGCTCGATCTACTGAAGCACCTGGCACACCTCTGGAGTCACCTCTAAATGACCGTCAGCATCGCCCCGATCCGTGAGTTCCTCTGGGTCGTGAAAGAGTCCGCGCTGGGAACCCCGATGGCGAGCCCCACCGCAGGCACCGACAGCATCTTTATTCACCTGGTCGAGGGCAACAGCTTCGATATGACCGCGAAGCCGCTCAAGATCAAACTGCCCTACGGCGGCGGCTTCGCGGTGACCCGTCAGACAATTAGCGATCGATACGAGCTGAAGGGCAATCTGAAAACGAAGCTTTATCCGTCGCAAGCTCAGATGCTTCTGGACTGGGCGACGACGCGGATTACCAGCGTGCCGGCCCCGTGGACGACCTCGGAGATTATCGGCGACCTTGCGAGTTGTTCTCTCTTCCACGGCTACACCCAGAACAACACCGCGTTCCTCAAGAAACAGTATGGAGGGTGCAAGGTCGGTTCGGCCGGAATCGAGATCGGGACCGAGGCCACGGTCGCGTCGCTCACGATGGGCCTCCAGGCGGCCACGGTGACCGCATTCGGCACAAACAGCGGTGACCCGACCACAACGTTGCCGACCGAGGCTGATTACCCGAGCGGGCCTTACAGTTTCGTGGGCACTGCGGGGCTGCTCTCGATCGCCAGCACGCGGACCAACTATTCGAGCCTCAGCATCAAGTTCGAAAATAAGTTGGACCCGCAGTGGTACGAGACTGCGGGCCTCTCCACGCTTGGCTGCTACGGCCGGGACTCGACGCTCGAGGCGATGATCCGGCTGAAGCCATCGCCCGATGATCGCATCGCCTACGAGCTTCTCACGGCGCAGGCTGTGAGCGTGGGGCTCGTCGGCGGCGGCCATACCCTGACGCTCACATATAACGGCCAGAATATCACGGACGATTACGCGCGGGACCTGGCCTTGGGTAAGGCATTCAGCGCGAAGCTGAGCCTGCTCAATCAGTGGGACCCGGCGGCCAACAGCGGGGCCGGCGGCGATTTCTCGTTCGCGATCGCGTGAGGTGACCTGTGGGGCTCACTCAGGACTTCGCGGGCCTGATCGAGCCCGACGATGAGGCGTGGTCGCGCGCATCGAGTGCGACCAAGCGGCGCTATTACGACGCGGCCGGCAAGCTCGTGCTCGACGAACTCAGTAAGCAGTTGGGCAAGGGCATCGGGCGCAATGGCAGGGCGATGAAGGCCCGCATCCAACCCGTCCTCGACGACGGCGCGGACGGTCCCGTGATGGAGCCGCACTACGATGCTTCGCGAGTGATCACGCTCGCTGATTACAGCGTGACGGATCGCTCGCTCAAGCTCTGGTGGCATGCAGGCACTGGACACAAGAGCCACCGCAAGGCGCGCAAGATCGGCGCGAAGGCCCCGCCGTTCGGGACGATCCTGGCCTGGCATGCAGCAGGTGAAGTGCCTCACTGCCCGATCCGGGACGTGCGTCTGTGCGCGGGCCGGATTCGCAACGTCAAGCTCGCGCTCCGTCCCCTCTGGTCGCGCATCAAGCCCGCTCCGCAGCGGGCGCCGGAACCGACACCGACACCACCGCCGCGGCAGACGCAGCCGACCGCGCCGACAGCGGCAACGGCGCAGTCGCGCGGCCAGTATCAGCGGTTCGCCGAGCGCATCGCAGCGGGCCAGCACCCGACGCCGACGCACCCGATACCCGTCGTTTCAGCCGTCCCGAAATCGCGTGTCAAAGGGCCGATCTTCGTCGTCACCGGCGGCAAGGGCAAGCCCCCGGTCAAGGCCCCGAAAGTGCCCGCGCCGAAGCCGATTCCCCCGGTTGCAAAGCCGACGCCGGTCCCTCCAGTCGCGCCCGTCCCGGTCCCTCACGTGGTGCCTCCGAAGCCGCACGTCCCCGTTCCGGTGCCGAAGCCGGTTCCCGTGCCGACGCTGACCCCGACGGCGCCGCAGGCGTTCGCGCCGCGGCCCGCGCCGATGCCTGCGCTTACCCCTGTCGCACCAGAGACGCCGGTCGCGTTCGCGGTCGCGTACGGTAAGAGTATGGGCTTCGAGGTCCACACCGATCCGAAAGTGTTCGCGCCGGGCTCAGGACGAGAGCAATTCGTTGCATTCTACTCACCGACGAAGGATGCGGTTTACATCAACACCGAGTTCCGTTACTGGAAAGATCCGGGCGCGTACCTGGCCGAAGTCGAGGCGAAGAGCGCGAACTGGTTTTCGTCAGACGATCCGCGGCATGCGATCTTTCACGAGGTCGGGCACGGGCTGCACGCGCGGGGAATCGGTATCCAGGAGTTCCGCGAGCGGCCGGATACGTTCGCGACGATCGCGGATATCCAGACAGCGCGGACCGTCAGCAAATACGCGGGTCGCAACACGGCCGAGTTCGTCGCCGAAGTGTACGCGGCAAGGATGGCTGGCCGGACCTTTGACCCGCCCGTGCTCGCGCTCTACGATCAGTTGGGAGGGCCTTCCGTTGGATTCACGCCCCGTGGTGGTACCCCTCTGTTTTAGCTGCGTGCACTACCGCGGCGAGACGGCCGCCGGCTACAAGTGCACCGCGTTCCCGCTCGACATCCCGACGCCGATCCTACTCATGGAGCACGATCACCGTCAGCCCTATCCCAACGACCGCGGCATCCGCTACGAGCGCGACCCCAGTTCCAAGCTCTGAGCGATTACCACCATGCAAATCAAGCTCGTCACCCGCGAGTCCGGGGCGCTGCGCCGCCGGCTCCGCGAAGTGCAGGCCGATATCGACCCGCGCTCGCGCAAGTTCGACCGGCTCCGGACCGAGGTCAAGCGCGCCATCGTCGAAGACAACACCGACAAGCTCTATCGCTCCGCGTCGGCGATGACCGGTGTGGATCGCTTCGGCAAGGCGCTCGCACAGCCCGCAACGAGCACCGTCAAGGGCTGGACGCGCAAGGGCCTGGTCCGGCAGATCCTGGCACCGCACGGACTCAGCTCGCGCACGATCACCAATTTCCGCGTGTCGTGGCAGCACACCGGCAAGCAGTGGCGCGCGGTGATCGGGTGGGTCGGGATGCCGTGGCTGATCTATCACCTGATGGGATGTGCGAAGGGAAGCAATGCAAAGCGGCCGAACTGGTCGCTTCGCCGGCGCGATATCGGGGGCATCGCGCCGAAGGGGATGGCGGCGATCCGGGGCGTGTTCGCGCGATTCACGAGATCGGTGGTGAAGAGTGGGCGTTGAAGAGCAAGCCAGACTGATCGTTGAGGCTGAGGCGAAAGGCTTCACTGACACCGACGCAGCGATCAAAGCCAATGAGGCGAAGCTCGCGGCGCTGACGGCTAGCTACAAGGCCGGGACGATCGGCTACGACGAATACACCGCGAAGGGCTCGCGGCTCCAAGGCAAGCTCGACGAGCTACGCGAGTCCTACAAGGTCGCCGACGATGCGCTGAAGAAATACGGATCGACGATGGCCGCGTCGGCCGCACTGACAGAGAAAGCCACGAACAAGCTTGCCGGGCTCGGGCAGGTTGGCCTGCAATCCGGGCGCATCGTCCAGGACTTCGCCCAGGGCGGCGTTGCCGGTATCCTCAACAACATCGAAGGCGCAACGCAGGCGCTTGGCCTGGGCCCCGGACTGGCTGGTGTGCTCACGATGGTGGGTGTCGCGGCATTTATTGCCAAGCCGCACCTTGAGGCCCTCTGGAAGGCGCTGAATCCTAACGCGATCGAGCCTTTCGTCGATGAGCTGACGAAGCTGAACGGGCGGATCAAGGACCTCGAAGAGAAGAAGGTCAAGGTCGCCGTCGATATCCTCGAGCTCGATGCGGCCCGCGATCGGGTGAACGAGATCAAGGCCGCGCTGGCCGCGGTCGCGAAGCTCGAGAACACGCAAGCCAAGGCCGAGAAGGAGTCCGGCGCCGCAATCGGCGAGATCCTGGCCGAGTCGCCCGAAGGCGGCGCAGAGGTCAAGCGGAAGCTCCGGGCGCAGCTCGCTCCCAAGGCCGAAGCGGACTCGACCGCGCTCAGGGAGGCGCGAGCCAGGGAAGAGGAGGCAAAGCAGGAGCTGACCAAGCTGCGCCCTACGGACATCGGCTTGAGGGAACTGGCTCTGAAGAGGCTGGAAAAGGCGAAAGCCGATGCGATGCTCGCCAAGTCGGAGATCGACAAGGAAGAAGGATCGCTTGACAAGATGGTGGGCGCAGTCCTCGAAGCCGCGCAGAACAAAGGGGGGGCCGTCCAGGCGCAGGGACAACGGCAACTGATCGACCTGCTCGACAAGGCAGGGCTGAAGAACCTGGCCGCCAATGTCAAGGCTTCGAGCCCAAAGCAGATCCAGGCCAACAAGGTTGCCAAGGATGAACTCGAGGCCCGCGCCGCAAGGGAGAAGGAAGAGGCGACCGCGGCGAAGAATGCTGACGATGCAGCGGTGAGAGTGATCAAGCAATCGCTTACTGACGAACTGGACATCCTCAAGGGCATCGGCGGGCTCGACGACATCGCCGAGCGACTCACCGCCGAAGCCAAAAGGAAGAACCTCAACGCTCGGGACACGTTCGAACACGTCAAGCGGGGCGTTGACGAAGCGACCCGCGCAGCGCTCGCGCAACGGGGATTCACCGTCCCGGCCGGGCGCGAACAGTTGCTCGACGAACCCGTTGGCGATCTGGCGACGGACGAGGCGAAGAAAGCGCGGCTGAGCGTTGAATCAGAGGCGGCGAAGGCAAAGAGGGCCTCGGATGCAGCCGCCAAGGCGGCCGGCAAGAAAGAGGCCCGGGGCGAGGCAAAGACCGACGACGAAGCATTCGCCGCTGAAGCTGCTCGCGTGCTCGATCAGCTCCAGGCGCAAGCGAAGCGGATCGATCTGAACTTCGGCAAGGAAGCCAGCATGCGATTCGGGGCCGGGATGGCGAGTGCCCCGATGGGCTCTGACCCGCAAAAGGTCGCCGCGGAACTTGTGCGCGAGATGACCGCGATGTTTCGCACATTACCCGGCGTCTCGGCTCAGGGCGCAGGTCTCGCGGCCCGCCAGGTCGCCGCGCGGCAAGGCTTCGAAGTGGGCGTGCAGCCGCTCGGGCGCATGCCGGGCTCGGTCGATCGCTTCGGCCGTCCGATCCGTGCGCGCATCCCCGCCCGTCCCAGGCCCGGCAAGCGGCCACTGCCGCAGCCAAGGCCCAAGCTTGCGACACCGACACCGGCGCAGCCCACCGGCGGCGTCGGCGGGCGCAGCACGGCGGCCGGGCCGCGAGCGAATGCTCCCCCGTTCCGCGAGCCGCTCCCCGATGCGAACGCGGCACTGCAACAGCGGCGAGAGGCGATGGGCTTGGGCGGCCCGCAAGCCGCGCTCGACCAGACGCTCCGCACCCAAGGCGCGATCGGTGGCGTGCAGGAGAGCGTTGCGGCGCTCGAAGCGCGGCTCCGCAAGTCGGAGGCGAACCTAGCGCGAATCGACGGTACCAACCGGCAGTCCCTGACCCGGATCAACGAGTCGCAGCCCACCGCGCAGCCAATGGGTGATGGAGTCGCATAAACAATGTCCGCTGTCCTCGTTATCGCCGGCGTCACGATCGATCGTGTCGCAACTCGGACCACACTTCTCCACTGCCGGCCCTACGCGAAAGACGGCGTGCCGACGCTCTCATTCGCGCGGGCGATCGGTGCGCTCGCCAGCGGCCCCGACCCGTGGGATGCGCAGACCGTCACGCTGACCCAGGACTCGGTCCTGATCTTCGCCGGCGACACCGGCACGCACCTCACGCACTACGATCGCCAGCTCGGCTGGGTGCGCGAGTGGACGTGCTACGGGTTGGCCAAGCGAGCCGAGTACATCCCGGTCACGAACAGCATCGACCTTTCCGACCGGATCCGGTTCAACACCGCGGCGGATGACCCCGACGACATCCCGAGTAACGACGGCCGGACCATCGGCGAGATCGCGGCCGAAGTGCTGGAGATGCCCCAGAACGCGGCGGCGCTGACCGCCGCGGGCCTGGTCAATTACACCAGCGCGGGCACGGGCGCAGCGGCGACGTGTACCGTCAGCGGCGGCGTCGTCCAGTCCACGTTCGTCGTCACCGCCGGGGGCACGGGCTACACCACCGCTCCGACCGTGCTCCTCTCCGGCGGCGGCGGCTCGGGGGCCACGGCGACTGCTACCGTCAGCGGTGGGGCCGTCACGGGCATCACGAGGACGGCCGGCGGCTCCGGCTACCTCTCTCCCCCCGTGGTGATCCTCTCCCGGCTCCCCGCGGTCACCCTGAGCGACCTGGACGCGCTGACGGTGATCCCTCCCTTCGAAGTCGACGTCGCCGGGGAGCGGATCTTGCAGGCGCTGGAAGGTGTCGTCCAGTCGTGCCACCCGAACCACTTCGTGCAGGTCGATCCCAGCGGCAACGTCCGCTTCCTCGACCCGCGCACGTTCGCGAGCGACATCACGCTCACGATGGACGACCCGTCGGACCCGCGGGTAGGCAAGCCGTCGATCACCAGCGACTGGTCCGGGTGCTACACCGCGGTCAACGTCCGTGGTCACGATCTCGTTCAGGCCGTCACGCTGGGGCTCGCACCGTGGCCCGGCAGCTCGCTCCCTGACGGTGGGCTCGCCGAGGACTTCGCGCACGACGGGCTCACGAACAGCCAGGCGAAGGCGAATTACCAGGTCACCGACTTCACGCAGCCCGGACTCTCCCCGGGGACCGCCACGGCGACTGCTACCGTTACCAGTAGTGCGGTGTCAGCGGTGACGGTGGGCCAGGGCGGCTACGGCTACAGTGCAGCCCCTACGGTCAGTTTCAGCGGCGGCGGCGGCAGTGGTGCGACGGCGACCGCGAACCTGACCAGCGGCGTGGTCAGCTCGATCACCGTCACGGGCGGGGGATCGAGCTACACCAGCGCACCGACCGTCACACTGACCGGGCCGGCGGTCGGGCAGTCGGACGTGGGGACGTGCACTTGCCCCTCGACGACGACGATCCGAGTTACATCGACGAACACGCATGCGATCTGGGGCGCCAACTACTGGGACCAGACCGTCAGCGGCCACCACGGGGTGATCGTCGCCCAGAACGACGCGGCGACGGATTACACCATAAAGTGGCAAGCCAGGATCACGGCCAACACGGCACTGACCGCGGGCGGGACCAGCGACCTCACGATCGACAACCCGCTCCCGACGACGGCTTACACCTCGTATCAAATCTACGGCACGGCCGGCGGCGCGAGCGTCGTCTATCGCCGCTACTCCGTCACCAACGCGGATATCGCGGGACGATTGGCCAATTATTTCCCCTACCCGCAAGCAGTGAGGAACTCATCGGGCGCAGCGGCCACGCTGACGAGCACTCCAGTCGGCACGGTGTTTTACGAGCCGAGCGGACTCGCAGCCGAGGTCGAACAGAGTGGCATTGGGATCGCCGTGGACCCGGTCTCGGGTACTGTGCTCACGGCGAAACCGACGTGCCTGGTGTTCAGCCCCGACGGCGTCACGATAACGCCGGTCAATGACCTCCAGTGTGTGCTTCCGGTATACGTCGGGGGCCTTACCGTCCGCTCCCCCAGCTCCAGCTTCGCGGGCACGGCCTACACCTCGCTCGGAGTGCAGAGGCTCAAGACGATCACCTGTGACTCGTGGCGCGACCACTCCAACGCGGCCAACATGAGCCTGATGGCGGCCGAGTTCCTCGACGCACTGAAAGACGTCGTGCTGGAGGGCTCGATCCCCTATTTCGGGCTGCTCTCGTCGGCGCTCCTGATCGGCCACAAGCTCACGATCGCGGGGCACTCCTACAGTGTCCCGAGCGATTGGAGCGGCCTCCCGATCGTCGCCGTGGACCTGGAGTATTGCGAGCGCTCGGGGGCGACGTCGTTCGTCACGACGCTCTCGTTCAGCACGAGGCGCGCTCCGTATTCGGGTGCGTCACTCCAGCGGCCCGCGATGACGGGCCAGAGCTTCGGCGGCTCCGTGGGATCGTTCGGCCAGTCCCTGGCGAACACGATGCAGGGCGCGAGCGAGGGCGCGATGATGGCGGCCGATCCATCGCTGGCGGGCATGCAGCGCGGCGTCGATCAGAGCGCGATGGGATCGATCGATAGCGCCCGCGCCACAGCAGGGCAAAACGGGCCGCTCGACGTGAGCGGCCTCCAAAACTCCAGCTTCGGATCGATGGACTCAGCACAGCAGGCGCTGGCGTCCAACACGTTCGCCGCTCAAGGCGTGCCGACGTCGGTCGCGCAGGCACTGGGCGGCGGCGGGGGAGGCTCAGAGTAATGGGTGCGTTCTGGCGCAGACTCCTGGGGCTTGAGCGGCGATACGAAAAGTATCGCCGCGCCATCGAGGACATGCAGCAGCGGCTCGCGGCCGTCGAACAGCAGCTCGCGGACCAGCGGAGCACCGTATGAGCGACCTCGACCTGATCTCGGGTGTCGAGCCCCGGCTCCTGGCGCTCGAGCGGCGGCGGCTCGATCTCGACCTGGCTGCGCTCCAGCGGCGATTACTCGCGGCCGAGCAGGGCGTGTGGGATGCTTGGGCCGACGTCACGGTTCCGACCGGGATGCCGCCGGCTCCAGTGACGTGCGCCACGAGCTACAGCGGCACGATCAACGGCGCGTGCGGCAGCACGTATCTCACGGGTCAGACCGTCACGGTACAGGACCATGCGACGCACGCAGTGCTCGGCACGGCCACGATCTCGGCCGGCGCGTACAGCGGTTCGGTCATGGCCACCAATCCGTCGCAAGTGGTCGATTTCGTGATCGCCGTCACGGGCTACACCACCTCGACCACGACGCGCACCCTGATGTGCGGCAGCAACACGGTCCCGCCGATCGTGCTGGCGCTGGCCAGCGGCTACCGCTGCGTGCCGGGCTGCACTCAGCCTGTCACGTGGACGACGCTCTACACGCACGACTCGGTTTACGGCTCGCGCACGCTCACGTGGAACGGCACGGACTTCCGGCTCTGCTTCACGGCGGTCTATCCCGGCTCGGCTCCAACCTGCGCAGCGGGAGCGACGATCGCGATTACTTATGTGATCGCGAATACCGGATTTCACGTGGAGTACACCGGCGGCCTGTTCGGGTGCCCCGGCGGCCCCGGCACCTGCCCCGGCTCGCCGAACGTGACCCTGACCGGCACGATCACCGCGTCGGTCTGCCCCGGGTCGCACTACGCCGCAAGCACTTCGTTCGGCAGCGGCAACGGCGGCAGCCCGATCTTCGGGCCATCCTCGGCACTGCCCGTCACCGTCAATATCGCGGACACGCCGATCTGAGGCTACAATGCCACCGGCCCCGCGTCGCGTGACCGGGGCCGGCGTTGAGTCTTGCAGGGTAGGACGATCAGCCCCGCTCCGGAGCATCCCGGAGCGGGGCGTCTTCATGCGCGGTCAGTCCGACTCGACCGTGTCCACGTAGAGTCTCCGCACCGGCGTTCCGCGGTGCGACAGCTCACACTCCCACCACCCGCGGCGATAGGCGAGCGACAGTTCGATCGCGTGGTCCCTGGGCGGGACTGCGGGTCGCGACCAGCGGCCGGTCAGCCAGCCGAGGCCGCCGCAAGCCAGGGCCAGGATGAGGACCATCATGACGACCCCCAGTGGATCATCTGCCCCCGGAACGGGAGCCGGTTTGGAGTGCTCCAGAACGCGATCATCTCGGCCAGGCCCGCGAAGCCGTCGAGCCGGGCCAGCTGCTCGGCCTCGACCATCGTGAGCGGCCGGCCGTCGATCGCGATCTGGCCGAATCGCGAGATCGTGATCTCGGCTACTGCCGTGCACTGCACCCGGGCCAGCAGCCGGGCCCCCTTGTGCCGGAGCCCGGTGTAGAGATGGAGTGTGTTGCCGGGCCGATCCGGGTGCTTGCGCGGGGCCCGGATCGTATGCCGCTTGGTCCCGGCCTCGATTGCCGGGACGAACCTCTCCTGGAAGTTGTACAGACCCACTTGGACGCTCCTTTCTCAATGGTTCACTTCAGGCACTTTACGGGGATTTTCACGATTTGGGCTTTCGGGTAGATATCTACCCGGATACTCTCACGCCAGCGGCGACGGGGCCGAGTGCGGGACAAGGATCGTCCCGGGAGTGCAGTGCAGCGGCCGGGCCCGGCCTGTCAGAGCAGTCCACCTCGCAGCGGAGGGATCGCACCGTGCAGCAGCCACACCTGACCTCCCGTGGGACCCGTCTCCCCTGGCCCGTGGTCGCGCTCGGCCCGGACGACCCCCCGGCCTGCATCCAGTGTCCGGACCCGCTCGAACTCCACCAGCCCGACCCCGGCCAGCCCGCGCGGCTCCTCGGGATCTGCCTGTCGTGCGGCCTCTGGTACCTGATCGCGCGGCCTGACGACGCGGCCTGATCTCGACTCACCCGGCCCCCGGCACGGAGCCGGAAGCGCGGCAGGGACGCCGTGGGCCGGTCACCCCGGGCCCGGCCGCGTGACCAGCCACACCAGCCCGGCCAGGCACGCCCCGGCGAAGATCAGCAGGACGGCCGGGACCAGCCACTCCGCGCAGGTCCGGGGCGGGTAGCCGTCGCTGCGGTACCAGGCCCAGAGCCCGAACAGGCAGGCCGTGCCGAGCCAGAGCAGGAGTTGGGGCACCTGGCTCAGCATCAGGGGTGCCCTCCATCGTGCCCGTGCTCGATCCGGATCACGCGCTGGGTCGGGTCCAGGGGCTCGAGCCGCTCCCCGAGCTCCCAGAGCGCGTCCTCCCAACCGCGTGCGTAAGCCTCCTGCCAGCGCTCGTCGTCGATCCGGGCCTGGTCCCGGTGCCGAGCTTGCTCCCGGGCGCAGCGGAGCCAGCCCCAGGCCGCGCCGAGCAGCCAGGAGGCGAGCGAGGCGACGACGACGGCCAGGACCGCGAGGGAAGTGGGGATCACGGGGCACCTCCCTGCATGGCGACGATCGCGCGGAGGATGGCGCGACCGACCTGGATCGGGATCGCCTGCCCGACCATCTTTTCAGCCCGCATGTAGCCCGAGGCGAAGAGGTAATCCTCGGGAAATCCCTGGAGCATGGCGGCCTCCTGCCACCCCAGGAAACGATGCCGGCCGTCGTCCGTCTCGACCACGAAGGACCTGCGTTGCCGCGAGCCTCGCGACAACGCACCCATCACGGTCGGGGATGCGGTCCCGGGGTCGAGCACCCGCATCTTGTCCCGACCTACCCGCGCGGCATTGCGGCCGGTGGCCTGTGGCACCTTTTCGTATCGCTCGTGATCCGGAGCCGTCAGGTGAGGACCTGGACGCAGACAGCTCGCCAGTCGCGAGGGCTCGGGCTCGGGCTCGGGCTCGGGGAACCGGCCGATGAAGCTCCGGAGACGACTCTGGGGGCCGTAGTCTCGAGCCTGGATCCGCCGCACGTCGTAGGGCATCCCGACCAGCAGCGGGCCCGGCAGGAACGGCTCGATCTCTCGCACGTCCTCGAGACACCACCAGCGGGGCTCCAGGTCCTGAATCACGCCGAAGATCCCATCGACCAGCGCATGCAGCCGATCCATCACCACCGTGGATGCCCGGTTCGCGCCGCGGGCGACGGACACCTCCTCGCACGGGATGCCCCCGACGATCAGGTCGACGCCCTGGTCCACGCCGGCGTCCAGGACCTGGCGGACACCGTCGTCAGTCGAGAGGTCGCAGAGGAGCTTCTGGCACCCGGGCTGGTCCCGGCCGTGATTGACTCGCCAAGTCTCCAGGCAGTCGGGGGCCAGGTCTGCAACCGCCACCCACTCGATCGGCAGGCCCCGGGCGGCACATGCCCATCCGCCAGCCCCGCAGCACAGATCTATCGCGCGGATCACGGGGCACCTCCCTCTGGCTCCATCCGCTCCACGAGGATCGAGGGGTGGCTATACCCCTCGCTGCGTGCCTCACGGATCGCGGCCCGCAGCTCCCACCGGGTGAGTCCACTCCAGCGCAGATTCCACCCCGAGTCTCCGTCCGGGGTCATATCCGGGTCCCAGGTCGAGACCTCGTAACGGGGGTCGCTCACGGAACACCCCCTTCCCGGCTCTTATACTGCCCCGCGTCGCTCGGCAGCCCCTCGAGCAGCCGTCCTTGCCGCTGGACGCCGTCCGTGCGTCCTGCGGGCTCCTGGGCGGTCGTAGGGGCAGGGGCGACCTGGCCGCGGGCCTCCAGGTAGATCCGGACCGCGTTGGCCCGGACCCGGAACGGGTGGACGACGCCGTGGTGTCCCTCCTGGGCGGCGACCCATTCGACCGCACGGGCGAGCAGCTCCAGCCTGTCCAGGGTGTCTAGGTTTTTGGGCCAGTCGATCCAGCCCCTCCAATCGAAGCGTTGGAGGGCTGCGTAGAGATCGGTATCGGCCCCCGCGAATATCGCCGCGTGACGGTAGCACAGCATCCAATCGCTATGCGGGACCTGGCAACCGCAGCGGGTGGCCTGGCACCAGCGGATGGTGATCTGGTCAGTGTCGGTGTTCACTCGGTTACCCTCCCCTCTCTGACCCAAAGGCCGTCGATCGCACCCCTCACGACCGCGGCCAGCCCGTCCGGGCACTCGACCCGGTAGCGGTGCGACGCGCCGTCCGGGTCGCTCTGCCCGTAGTACCACACCGTTTGGCCAGGCGCGCCCAGCCGGCGCGTGCCGATCACGTAGACGCACGGGCCACTCGCCGAGTAGCACCAGCGGGCCGTGGTGTGCTCGCGGCTGTGCCCGATCCACACGGCCGGGTCGCCCTCCCGGCGCGGCACGGCCAGGGCGAGCCGCCCGATCGCTGCGAGGCGGCGGCGGGACTCGACGCGGCGAGTCATGGGGCACCGTCCTTTCGCCGGCTCCAGCGGCCGAGCTGCCGCCAGAACTCGCGCCGCTCCGCGCGGTCGAGGCCGAGCGGAGGCAGCCAGACGATGGCCAGGAGGCCGAGGAGCATCGACGCGACGAACAGCCATCCCAGCGCGGTGACAATGGGCATCATGACCCACCTCCGATCGCGTCGATACTCCCGGTGTGGCGATGGTCGCACCGAGCACTCGGGAGGATGGTCGGATGGCACGCAAGATTCTGTCCAGCGCACCGCGGCTCAAGAGACAGGCGGCCGGTCAGGGCAAGGTGAGCATGCACCTGCCCGCCGAGCTCGCTTGGCGACTGCGCGTCAAGTCGATCATGGAAGGCGTGGGCCTGGGCGAACTGTGCGAGGCCGCGCTGTGGCCTGTGGTGGGTGAGGACAACCTGCCGTGGGAGCGGTACAAGCGTAAGATGCTGGGCACACCGAGCGACGGTCGCCAGGCGGGAACGGAGGGAAGCGAGGGGAAAGATCCGGTTGAAAGTGCTCCGATTGCGGAGACCCTGCCAGCGGCTACTGCGGCCCCAGGCAGCGGGGGAGGGGAGAAGGGTCGCAAGGACCCGGCGAAGACGCGGGCGTCGATCGCGAGCCGGAGGGCGGGATAGGGCCCCCTGCCCGGTTTGGGCCGTCAGACCCCCGGGGGTGGGTCTGACCGGGACGGCGGCACTCAGCCGAAGCTGAAGCCCCGGACGTGCGCCGCGCAGTCGAGGTCTGACGGGTGAAGGTAGTGCTCCGTGGTGAGCGGAGTCGTGTGGCGCAGGATCCGCTGGATCGCCCAGAGCGGGACCGAGCGGATCAGCAGCTCGGTTGCGAGCGTGTGACGGAGCGAGTGGAACCCGACCCGATCGATCCCCACGGCCCGGCCTGCCTCCCTCAGCCGGTCGAGCGGCCGGTACCCGGGCGAGCCGCCTGACCACGGCCCCTGGGAGTGGGCCCCCGGGAAGAGCCACTCCCCGCCGCACTCGGGCACCCACCCCCGGAGCGTGACGACCAGGGCGTCGGCCAGGGGGACGGGAGCCGCCGCGGCCAGGGTCTTGAGCCGGCGGCCGACCCTCGCCTGGACGAAGACGAACCCGGTCGTCAGCTCCAGGTCCGTCACCCGGCAGAAGAGCGCTTCCTGCCTCCGCAGCCCGGTGTACGCCACCAGCGCGGCCAGGGCGTGCAGCCGTGCCTGGTACCAGTCCCCCGGCCCGGCCAGCGAGGCGAGCAGCCGGCGGACGTCCTCGGCCGTGTGGCGGGTGACCCGGGACGGCGCAGGCCTCGGCCAGAGCGAGCCCCAGTCCGGCGCGTCGTCGCGATCGAGCCAGCGCTCCCTGACGGCGACGTTGGCGCACCGCCTGAGTCTGCCGATCAGGCCCCGGGACGTGTTCGGATTCGCGGCTTCGCCCCGGGCCGACAGGACCCGGGCGACCGCGGCCGTCGAGAGGTCGGCCGTGGTCTTGACCCCGGCCAGCTCCGCGAGCCGCAAGACGTGGTCGAGTTGTTGCAGCGTCTTGGGTGACTTCTGCGCCGCTGAGTAGACCTGCGCGATATGTTGACGTAATTGCCCGATGGCAATAGGATTGACTGCACGCATCCCAGCGCCCTCCCTTGGTGTCCTCCGTCCCGGGCGATGTTACCCGATTACAGGTGAGATCGGGATAGGTGGGGGCGATGGATTGACGTTGCAATCCGTTGCAACAGAGACAGGCTACGATGGTCGCGTTGGTTCTAACGCATAAGCAAGAGTCTTCGTAAAGCGGGGGTTGAGGGTTCGACTCCCCCCGGTGGCTCTGAGGATACCTTCGGGTGTCCTCTGCCTTGGTGCGGTTTCTCTTGCTGGTGATCGTAAGATCACCTAGTATGGTGTGACCCACCACGGTTCTCCTTTCGACTGCGACCGGCCTCGGGACCTGCCAGGTGACCCGGGGCCGGTTCGTTTCCGGCCGGAGGGGGTGGACCCCCCCGGCTCCCACATAGCGTTTAGGACCCTAAAACCTGCGCCCTGCGCTAAACAGCTGTTTGAATCGCGCAGGATCAACAGGCAATGGAGGTTGCAACGACGGGGGGGGGCGCATCGGCGTGCGCCTTTCCTGCGCCCCCCCCTAACTGAACGTCCGCACCAGGCGCAGGAAAGGCGCACTCGTTTGCGCCCCCTTCCACGCGCCATAAGTACGGAAGCCAACATGGTTTGTATCTCGCGAAAAAGGGGAGTGGCGCAGGGCGCAGGTTTAGAGACCTCATTTACCTGTTGCCGTATACGGCCTTCCAGGTAGTGATGGTCGCCGTCGTCGCGGTGTTGACCGTCTTGGCTACCAGCCCACCCCGTTCCAGGAGGGCCAGGGCCTTGTTGATCTGGGCGGGCGACCGGTGCCGTCCGAATACTGTATTTCTGATCACAGTACGGGTCAGTCCGGACGGACCCGCGGCAATTAGCGCCCGGAGCAACTTCTCGGCGTCCGGGTTGTTCAGCGTGTCACCGAAAATGTAGGCCGCGCCCTCTTCGCAATACTTCCAGAACGCGAGCCCGGCTTGCAGGTGGTGAATCCGGATCCACTTTGAACAGTCGAGCAGCGCGTATATCAGGGCGAGCCGCATCACCTGCGCCTCGGCCCGACTGGTGACGGCGCCGAGCAACCCGAGCTTGGGTTCCGAGAGGACGGGATAGACCTCCTCCCAAAGCGTGTTCGCCGCATGGTCCCGGCAGATCGGTACGCAGTCGCCTTCGAATTCGAGCTGGGCGAACTCGATGGCTTCCTTGATTCGGATCACGATCTCGGTCGACTGGCCAACCGGGACCTGGCCACCGTGGGGCAGGAACTTGCTCCGCTTGGCGCAACACCAGAGGATGCGGTTCGCGAACCCGTTGGCGGCGTCCGTGAGGCTCATCCGGCGATGGAGTTCCTCACACGTGACGTGCCCGATGACGGAGATGTGCGCCCCGGTCGCACGCGTCGGGTTGACCTTCGTCGCCGTCGCGAGGTTGCCGCCGTCCCAGGCTTGCCGCATGATACCACCCAAAGAGTTGCCGTCGCGGCCAAGGACCTGGAGCGTCGAGCCGAACTCGGACTCCAGGAAGAGCGCCCGCTTGTCGCTGATTCCGGGGTCAACTTGCTGGGGCGCATATAGCCCGGTCTTCTTGTCTTTCTCCTGGCAGTAGATCGCGTCGCGGACCTGCCAGATCAGCCCCTCCCCAGAGGAGAGGCCGCTCAGCATGTGCAGTTGCTCCCAGGTCGGGTCACACTGCCGCATGATCCAGCGCACATGATCGAGCGACGTGCCCTTGCGTGCCTTGCTGGAGTTCCCGACGACACACAGGAACGCGTTGGCATAATGCCGGGTCGACTCGACCCGCCAGTGCGCCTTGCGGCCAACCGCATTGCCGAAGCAAACCAGGAGCTGGCCGAGGATCGCGATCGGATCCGCTTCCGTGTGGGGCTCGATCAGCTTCACGATCTCGCCGGCCAGGCCGATCCAGATCGCCGGCCCGGGATCGTCGGGCCAGGGATTGCCATCGGCGCCAGGGTCGATGTCCTCCACGTGACGCGACCCGATGGATGCGATCCGGTCTCCGGCCCGGCCCAGCAGCTCCTCAGGGGTGAAGGTCCCGCTATGCCCGTCTTGAAGCGTTTCCTCCACGGCCTCGATCAACTCCCGACGCTTCGCATGCCCGCGGACGACACCGGCATAGTATTCCGCGTTGGCGGCGTGCGGGGTGCCGTTGATGATCGCGGCCAGGGCGTCGTCACCGCCGATCTTCTTAAGCTCGCCAGTCCGTTCGAGGGCATCAGCGAGCAACACGAGGTCGATGGGTCGTCCCAGTTCCCGGAGTTCGAGGATCCTGCTCCAGATGATCTGATGGGTATCGCGGAAGAAGTCTCCGGGCCTAAGTGCGGCCACTTCCTCCAAGGTCAGCGAATCGTTATCGAGGAGCACGCTGCCGATCACTCCCTGTTCGGCCTCGATGTTGTGCGGTGCGAGCCGACCCAAGGCGGGGACGTGAATCAGGTGGCCGTTGCCATTACCGTTCCCGTTGACGGCCCCGTTGCCGTTCAGATGTGACATGGTTCAGGCCCTCCCTGTGCGAGCGTGAACACGAGCCAGGTACCGGGCCAGATCGCGAATGAGCCGCTGTGTCCACTGATGCCAGAGGGCACGATCGGCGGGAATGTCGGGGGCCTTGGTACGCGACAGAGCGCGGACCCGGCGCGCAAGGGGCGCAGTTTCCCCAAGGAAAATTCGATGCATCACATTTTCCTTTCAACTGGCCAGTCACGCGGGGCTACTTGCCAGGTGACCCACGTGGCCGGCGGATTCAAAACCGTCTTCACGATACCGACACGATCTTGCGATTGCTACCGTTTCGGCTTGGGCTTGGCCTTAGTCTTGCCGAGCCAGATGCCTTTGATGTCGTCCTCCAGTAAGGCGAACTTGGCGAGCAAGTTCTTCGTTGCCACCTCAGTGAAGTGGCGGGTTCCGCGATCTTTCAGAGGGCCGTCACTCCGCAATAGGTAGAGGAGTTCCTTGAGTGTGTCGGCTGTCCGCTTGACGATCGCACGATCAGTCGCGGAGAGATCAACCTTTCCGTCCGGGCTCCCAGGCGGCTCATCGCCCTTCAGATGGAACGTGTCGTCGCTCATGTCGCCCTCACACCTTCGGGGGACTCGGGTAACCGCGTTCCTTCGCCCACTTCGCCAGCGCGTCCCTGACGATGACGGCGATGGGGATGAGACTCTCTTCCGAGAGTGTCCCCAGCCAGTCGCGGTATTCCGCCGAGCCCTTCAGATTGAGCACAGAGAAGCGCTCGACGCCTTCCTCTGTCTTCTTAGCCTTTCGCTTCGCCATCAAGACACCTCCGAAGTAAGACCATCTTCCAGGGTAACAAAGAAACCAGGCGTCCGCAACAGGTACCACTTGACGTTAGATTCTCCAACTGGTACCATTTGGAGAATTGACTGCTTCCTGAAGGCTAACCCCGGAGACTCAGATCATGGCGACCAACGGCAAGACCGAGAACGTCCGCGAGATGGTCCGGACCCACGCGAAGGGCTTCAAGCTCGTCTGCGTGGCCTGCGGCCAGCTCGACGCCGAAATCACCCTCGACCTGGCCGATCTCTCGTCGTGCCGGTGCAGCGCGTGCGACGACACGTTCGCGGTGACGACGGCAGTGAGCAAGCTCCGGGAAGCGCTCGCCGAGTGGGAGCGGTTGCAGGCGATGGTGGGCTGAGCGCTCATCGCCGTTTCCTCCGGATCGCTTCCCGCGACTCGATCACCCCGGCGCACCCCGGGCAGTAATCCCGCCCGACGCGGCCCCAGGGCCGGTAAAGCCATCCGCACACCCGCGCGTCGTCCCGCAGCCGCGTCGGCGTGGTGCCGTTGCTGGCGAGCACCAGGCCGCAGCGGTCGCACGACAGGGCGATGGTGGCGGCGGTGGGACGGCGGATCACGAGGGGCCGTCCTCTCGCTCGTTCGGGTTGGCGTCGATCGCACGGGGCCACTGGATCGGCTCGGCTTTCTCCCATTGCTTGCCCGTGATCGCGTCCGTCAGGTCCTGAAGCGTGATCTTGTGCTTGAGCATGAGCCGGATCACCTGCATGATCACGATGTCCTTATCGGTGACTCCAGCCCGATTCAGGGCCTCCTTTTGCTCGGGTGTCATGTGGTGCCGTCCTCTCTGCCCGTCCGGCTCGTCGGCAGCTCGAACGCGCGGGCCAGCTCGGTAACGAGGGGGCCGGCGCGGCCCACGGGGTAGCAGTTGAGCACGCGGCCGTCAGCGTGGTCGCTGGCGATCGTGCAGTGGCACCGCGCACAGTGCCGGATGTCGATCAGGTGTAGCGTCTCCCCGTCGACGCCGTACGCGCGATCGGGGAACGTCCCGGCGTTGACCAGCTCGCCGGGGCAGTCGCGGCCGGGCCACGTGCCGTTGGGGCAGGGGCGAGCGAGGGCTTCAGCGTGGGTCATGCTGCGGGGCTCCTGTGGCGAGAGTGTAGCCGACCGCGCGATAGCGGCCGTGGTAATCGTAAGTGCCGCGCGTGATCGTCCCGGCGGCAACCAGGCCGTCGAGCAGCGCTTTGATCCGGGTCTCGGGGACGGTGTATCCCGTGGCGAAGAGGATCGAGTGTTTCGTCATCGGGCCGGGCTCGGTCCGCAGCGCATCGAGCACGCGCGCGGCGAGGATCGAGTCAGGCAGTGCGACCTGGCCAGCCATCAGTCCAGCTCCGGGTGGTGATAGACGACCGTCAGCGCGAGCAGCTCGGCCATCGAGCGCTCGACCTGGGTCTTGCGCCGCGGGCCGTCGCGCCACTTCTTCGCGCGGGCCCGGCAGATCGCCTTGGCGACGCGCTCTTTCTCCGCGTCGTCGGGCTCGTCGGGGTAGCCGGGGGGCTTGGCGCGGCCGAAGCGGTCGCGGCGCTCCCAGAGGGTGAGGTTAGCGAGACGTTGGGGCATGGGGTGGGGTCTCCTCTCGTCAGTGCGGTGGTAAGTAAGGTAGCCCATTAGCAGTCCTTTCTTTTCTTCAGGGGTGCCACCTTGAACTCTTCGCGCATGAAGCCGAACCCTAACTGACTGGCGTCCTCGACGGTCGTCTTGAGCCGGACATCGGATCGCTCATGGGCCTCGCGAGCGGCTTCCATCCGCATGTGCATAGCCCACTCTTCCTCCGTCCAGTCGATGATGGCTTTGGGGACGCGCGGGCTCGGCTCATGGTCTAACAGGGCCTCCATCAGCGGGCCCATTTCGTCGCGAGGTCTCGTCTCAAATCCCTCGAGCCAGCAGTCCGGACAGACCCCGTCGCCGAGACGGGGGTGCGCGAACTGCTCTGAGCGATCTCCGGCCCAACCGCAGTGGTCGCAACGGACGCGGTCCATGGCGCGGTCTCCGGGTTACTCGACCGGGATAAAAAGGTCCATCATCAGCGCGTCTTCGCGCGTGAACTTGCGGACCATCACTTGCGTGGTGCCATCGCCCGGACCCCAAAGCATGATGTCGCCGTGGTCGATCCGTGCGACGGAACGGTTTCCGACGATCCGCTCGGCCGCGTGCATTGCGAGATGCTCCGCCGTGAAGACGTGCTCCACGATCGGGGCGCATCTCAGATCCTGGAGAAGCCAGACGTAGTACGAAGGTTCGGGCATCGGTCTCGGTCTCCTTTCGCGGTGGTAAGTAAGTGTCCCGGCCGGGGGGAGGCCGGGACTGGTACGGGGGGGTGTCACATGCAGTTGGAGCGGTCGGGGGCCACCGTGGTACTCGATCGCTCGACGCCGTCGGTCGCGTCGAGGAAGCCTCCGACGTCATCCTCGAGCGTGTCCAGGAGCTTGTGGGTCTGCTCTTTGGTCAGGATCGGATTGAGCACCTCCAGCACGATCCGGAGCGTGCCTTGGAGCGACCAGCCCTTCTCCTGTGCGATCTCGCGGACTGTGTCGATCAGTTTCGTTTCAGGCATCGGTCTACTCTCCCCTCACGTCCATCGATCTCAGCCGGGCTACGACCCGGCCCACATCCTTCGCTTCCACGCACTCGGCCCGGCCGTCGCCGAGCACTTCCGCGAGCAGCTCGGCCAGGTCGCAGCCGCGCTCGCGAGCCATCGTCGCGAGCAGGGCGCGCTGCCGGGGGGTGGCAGCGCGGGTCCAGGGGTTGGCTCGCCAGGAGACGCGCATCAGTCGGCCCCTTTCGCTGGCTGCTCTTCCATGTACGTCCGGGCCACGAACTCCGCGCTCTCGACTTGCTCCGGCGTCCAGTCGTTCATGCGCGCCGCATAGCCCATCCTCTGACCCCATGAGGATACGTGTTCGAACAGACCCTTGCCGCGCGGCAATCGCTCTGCGTCCTTGAGGCGTCGGTAGAGTGACCACGTCTTCGGCTCCGGCGTCGGCGCGTCGCCGTTAGTCCGTTGCGCGGCGGGCGTCATGACGGGCACACCGGCCGTTCCGGGGCCTTTCCCGGGCCACTCCGCTTTGGTCTTCGGTGGGGGCGTCTGGCGCGGCGCCGGCGCGGGTTCGGCAGGCGCCGGCGCCGGCGTCCCAAGGTCGTAAGTGTCCTCCAGGTCCTGAGTGAAAAGCTCGCTCAAACAGGCGAGCGACATTGCCGCGCTGACGTCGGCCCGCTTGATCCCCATCTTCAGGATCGTGTTGCGGGTGTCGTGCACGTCCGGGTTCTCGGCCTGACCGATAGGCTGACTCGTGATCGCGGGATCGTCGGCGCGGTACTTCGCACCGCAACCCCCGATCTTGGCGAAGCAATAGAACCCCTCCCCCTCGAACTTGCTCACCTTGATCGCGGCGGCTCCGCAGTTCGGACACACGCGGTCGGCTTTCCTCCAGCGGTATTTCTTCTCCATCGACGTACAGGACCCGGAACCTTCCCCGACCACGTGGCCCGTGCTCCGGCTGACGAGGCGCGTGGTGCAGAGGACCTCGAGGTGTCCCCCGCCCAGTTCGGCCCGGTCGATCTGCCGCGTGGGCGCGACGTTGAAATACATCATGGCTTTCTGCGCGCCCGGAAGCAGGAGCGTGGGCTTGGTGCCGGTCCCCGGGATGACCCCGTAATCGAGCCCTTCGCGGAACTCCTCCGCGATGAAGGTCCGGATCGCCTTCAGGGCCTCCATCGTGTCGTGGACGACGGTAAGAGCGCTGGGCTTGTCGGCGTGGACGATCGAGAGTGCGGTCATCGAATTGCCCTCCATCGCCCCGGGCCGGCGTGCGGCCCGGGGCGTACGCGGTGGTGTCAGAGGGTGCACGGGTCGAACACGTCTTCCATCGCGTTCAGCCACGCCAGGCACTCGTCCTCGGCGTCGAGCAGCTCCTGCACGGTGCTCGCCCCGTGGTACTCCGCTCCCTCCGCGTGATAGAGCAGCGCGTACGCGGCCAGACGGCCGAGGTCCGTGTCGAGCATCAGGAAGTACCCGGCCTCTTCGTCCAGGATCGTGGCCAGCGTCGACGATCGGTGCTCGGGCACGCGGACCTCGCTGAGCACGACGTCGCGGTAACAGTCCGTCCCGGCGATGATGTCCTGAGCGCTCCGGGCCTTGGTTCGCTTCGAGGCGATGACGAGATCGTTGAAGGCCGTCACACACAGCGAATAGTGGCGGTCGGGATAGTCGGCCTCTTGCAGCCGGTACCAGGACTGCTGTGCCTCGAACCAGGCGGCGACCTGGTCGCGCTCGTCCTCGCGAATGACGATCGGCTCGGGGTCGCGGACGACCTTGATACCGCATGGGGACTGGACCGGACGGGGAATGCGGAGTAGAGTGGACATTGCAAGGCGCTCCGTTGTCAGACTTTGCTTGGCCCTCGAGTGTTACCCGCACTCGGGGGCCGTTTTCGTTTCCATCAGGGCCATTCCCTGATGGGCACGCACCATGATAGCTACCCGGTAACCAGAGTCAATAGGTTACCGGGAAAAAATCCTTGGTTGACTACCGGGTAACACTCCGGTATCATTTCGTTGAAGCGGAACCCCGGGCCCTGTACAATCCGAGTCTCGGTAACTGGAGGTCATTCATGAATGCTGGCGCGGCGGGAACGATGGTCCGAAGAAACGATTCCGTGGTGAAGATCGATACCGAGATCCTTCGGAAAGCTCGGGTCGTAGCGGCCTATCTAAACATCAGTGTGGCCGAATATCTGAGCGGCGCTCTCGGTCCGATCGTCGAACGGGACCTGCGAGAGCATGCCCGAAAGGCGATGGACGACGAGCACAAGCCTAAGAAGCCCAAAGGCTGAATCGGCCCGGCGAGGCCCGGCAGGCCCCGGCAAGGCGGGGTAAGGCGGGGCTGGGCGAGGCGAGGCAAGGGTCCCTACGGGACAACCGGAACAGCGCCAGGAATCGGCGGGGTATGGCACGGCCAGGCACGGCGAGGTTTGGCGCGGCGGGGCCGGGCATGGGCCCCTACGGGGCGACGGAACGGAGCGACGAATCGGCAAGGCATGGTCGGGCTTGGCACGGCTAGGCTCGGCAGGGCGTGGTACGGCGTGGCAGGGCGTGGCAAGGGCTCCTACGGGGCACATCACAGGAGGCACTTCATGAGTCTCGATCAGCGCATCTACGGCTTTGAGCTGACTGGCAGCATGCCGCTTCTGATGCACCATGACGACGTCGAGCGCGCGGACGACTTGATCGCCTGGCGCAAGGACCCGAAGAACAAATCGGTGTCTGTCGCAGGGGATGACCGGTCGCCCGCGTGGACCTGGCAAACCTACCTCTACCACGACGGGGACCATCTCGCGATTCCGCAGGGGAATCTGATGACGTGCCTCCGCTACGCGGGGACCAAGATCGCGAGCAAGGGCAAGAGCACGTTCAAGAGCCTGAGCCAGAGCGGCTTGCTTCTCACCTCGGATTTCTGCGAGTTCCTCAGCAACGGCAAGCCGGTCGCGATCAAGGACGTCTTGAGGTTCCGCGACGAACCGTTCTCGGTCCACAAGCAACGGGTCCGGGACATGGGGTTTGACTTGCTCGTGAACCGTGCGAAGGTCGGAGTGTCGAAACACGTCCGGGTCCGGGCGAAGTTTAGCAGTTGGTCCGTTAGCGGTTCGATCCAGGTGCTCGACGCGGCGATCACGACCGACGTCCTCGACCAGATGTTCGCCATCGCGGGTACTTACGCGGGGCTTTGCGACTGGCGACCGTCGAGCAAGGAAAGCCCGGGTCCCTACGGCACGTTCACGGCAAAGGTCTCCGCGATCAGCAAGGCGCGGAAGACGGCTTGAATCGGCCTGGCGAGGCACGGCGCGGCGAGGCCTGGTGCGGCGCGGTGGGGCCTGGCACGGCAAGGCATGGGACCCTATGGGTCAGAAAGGGGCAACGATGATCGATCCAATCGAGGAAGTTCAGGTAGCAATCAACGACGTCTATCAGCTTACGGAAGGGCTCAGGCGTGGCGACGTCCTGGCCCACGAAGATATTTCGAGGGTGCTCGGCCTCGAACCGCACGAAGGCCGTTGGAGCTACATCGTCCACAAGGCACTTCGCCGACTCGAACGCATGCGAGGGATTGCCTACTGGCCGGAGCGCACCGTCGGTTATCGGCTCCTGACGAAGGCCGATCAACTCCTGATGCCGACGTGGCGGCTGAAGCGGGCGCAACGCCAAGTTCGGCGAGGCCGGAAAAGCTTGATGGCGCTTCCGGAGGCCGAGCTAACGAATCACCAGCGGCGCGTGAGGGCGCTGACGATCGAGGGTCTCAAGGAGATCGAGCGTTCCCAGCGGAACGACATCAAGATTTACACCTCCATGAGCACGCCGACAGGTGGCGTGCCTCGAAGGAAGGTGGAGTGATTCCGCCCCCGCCCGGCTCACCCTCCACCCGCCGGCCCATGTGCGATCGAGCCGCGCGACCCGCACAGCCGATACAGAGCGATGCTCCGCGTGACTCTCTCCCTGGGGCTCGGGGCGCTCACTCGACTCGCATTATCACTGGCCAGTGACCCGCCGACCCCATTCCTTCCACGGGTGGGGTCGGCGGCGTTTTTGCGCGGTAGAGTTGAGCGGTCACGAACCTTATTCGGGGAGAAACTCATGTGGACTTGTGCGATAAGATCGGGCGGCATGGGCATCATGCTCGCGCTCGCCGCTACCGCCCGCGGCCAGGGCGGCGACAACGGGGACGTGCCGCCGCCAGACGAGCCACGGCCGGCGGCGTCGGCCCAGAGCCAGATGCCGAGCCCGCCGCGGCTGGTCGGTAACCAGGGCCAGTGGGTGGGGTCGCTCCCCCCGAGCTGGACGCCGACGCTCCCGGCCGGGCCCGCGGTGGCTCCAGCCTATCAGCCCGTCACGTACGTCGCCGCTGCGGTCGCGCCCCCGCAGCCGATCACGCACCGGGCCGGGCCGGTGGCGCGCGCGGTAGGCAACCTGGGTGCCTGGCTCGAGCGGGCGCGCTGGGACCACGTGCACGTCCCCCCGCCCGCGGTGGCGAGCACGCCCCCGCCGCTGGTCGGATACCACGTCCAGCCGTACGTGAGCCAGCCCGTGCAGCTCCAGTACGTGCCTGCGGCGGCGATGCCGTACCCAGCCCCGAGCGCTCAGCGCTGAGCATGGCCGTGCAGAGGATGCGCGGCACCGCGAGCCTACCGTGTTGCATCGGTAGGCTCGCGGTGTTTAGTCAGTCGAGGTCAGCCCACCGACGCCCTAGCTCGGCCAGGATGCGCCCCACGACGTCGATCGTAGGGTTGGGCCGGTAGCCGCTCAGGATCTGCCGGAGCGTGTCGGGGTGGAGGCCCGCGTCGCGCGAGATGTCGGCCATCGGCCTGGCATCGTGGGATACCAGGTACTGGAGCCGCGTCCTGCGTACCTCCAGAGAGGCCGTCGCCCACGCGTCTCTCCGGGCCTTGTCTCGCTGGATCATCTCTTCGAACGTGGCCACCGTACCCCCCACTCTGCAGCGCAGCTAAAGCTACGGTTGGTCGACCAGGTCACTCGCTGTCCAGATCGCTCCAGGAGCGGCCCAGCGCGGCCAGGATCGTGGCCACGGTGGTGATCGAGGGGTTGGCCCGGTCGCCCGAGAGCACGGCATGCAGGTGGGTGCGAGACATGCCGGCCCCGGTGGCGATATCGGCGATGCTGTGGCCGTCCTCCGCGACGAGCTCGCGGAGGCGGTCGAGGGCGTCGGGGGCGTGGGGCGGTGCATAGGGACGGCGGGGCATCAGAACGACTCCAGAATTGATTCCGCCGTTTCGCCGGAAAGCAGGCGCTCGACGACTGCAACGAAAGTCTTGATCGCGTCGTGGTCTCCGCACTGGATCCAATACCGGGCCGTCCCCGTCGCGGGGAACCACCACACGCGAAGGTCGTCTCCAAGAATCACTTCGCTCGCAGGCGTGGTTGCCGTAAGCGAGCGGTAAAGGCCAAGCGTGATTTCTTTCCGACCCCACTCTCGGACTTCGTCGAGCGTCAATCGTCGATACTGCGCCCGACCGTCTCGCCGCCAGTCCAGTCGCACTTTGCAGGTCTGTTCTGCTGCTGTTGCAGCCATCGTCTCATCTCCTTCGCTCGTCGCCTCTCGCCGTCCACGCGGACGGCCCGCATCGTCGCCCCCGAGGGGGGGGCGGAGGGCGGGTCGTCTCAAGCTACCCAGTCCTGGTATTGCTTGGTGACGAGGGCCTGCTCGTCTGGAGTGAGGAGTTTGAAAAGGAGTTGTTCAGCCGACCTCGAAAGGTTGTCGAGCCGCTCGCAGATCGCAATCGCGTCGTCCGAAGTGTCACGGTCGGAAAGAGCGACCGAGCATTCGGAAATCTGGTCCGGGATCGTGCGGAAAGCCTTGTACTCTGCGGACTCGCGGGCGACTGGCTTGTAAATCGCGCTGGCCATCGGTCTCTCTCCTCTCGTAAGGTCTCGCGAGCCCACCGCCCGCGTCTAGTGGCATAGTACGCAATCGCGTACGGCGTGTCAACGATCGCGTACGGAATTTCCGGAATTATTTTTCAATCCTTCCAGAGCTTGTTGAACCGGCCCGGGGCCAGCGCGGTGTAACGCACGGTGTTCTGGATATTCGAGTGGCCGAGGTACGCTTGAATCGTCCTCGTGTCCACTCCCTGGTTCGCGAGGTAGTACCCGCAGCTATGCCGGAGCATGTGCGGGTGCACCGACAGGTTGAGCCCGGCGAGCTGGCCAGCGCGCTGGACGATCAGCCCGAAGACGCGGCGATCGAGCGGGCCGCCTCGCTCCGACGTGAAGACGTATTCCGAGTCGGGAGTCTCCCGGAGCACGCGGCGCAGGTCGCGCACTTCCCGGCCGGTCAGAGGGTGCGTCCCGGAGTCGCTCCCCTTCAACCGCTTGACGTGCACGCTGGACTTGTCGAGCATCAATTGATCGCGTCTCATATGTATGAGTTCCGTTGCACGCAGCCCATGCCGGAACGCGATGAAGATCATCGTCGCGTCCCGATGGCCATGCCTGCCGGCCTTCGCCGCGGCCTTGATCAGCTTCTCCACTTCCTCGGTTGTCAGGTGTTCACGTCCCCGGCAATCCTCGTTCTTCTTTCGGGTGGGAGGCACCCTCGAAACCTTGCCCATTTTCACACTTCCCAAAACAGTGGTTGGGGCCACCGGGCAAACAGGCCCGAAAGCCTTGAAAACAAGCATGTCACTTTTCCATCTTATCCCAGTCCAACTAGAATGGGAAGAGTCGGCCCCGAAAGGAAAACCGGGCGGTTTCCGTGGTCGGGGCCATTTTGGCGGAACGGATAATCTGCGCGCAACGATAGTGACAGTGGGTGGGGTCGCACGGGCCGGCTCCGGCTCGCACCCTCCCCCGACGTCCGAATCGCAAAAGGCCCTGGATCAACCTGCGCGCGATGGGCACCCCCTGGCACTCGACCGGCCCCCTCACCCTCGACTGTGACGGTGTGCTCTGGCAGCGCTACCGGGCCGGCTGGGTGTACCACGGCCCGGTTGAGAGGCTCGAGGTCCCCGACTGGCTCCTCGCCGACGCGGCGGCGCTGTTGGACCTGTGGGCTGATCGGTACGACAGCAGGGCAGAGGAGGAGGCGGCGTGGGCACTCGCGAAAGCACTCTGACTCTGACCCTCACCCTCGGCTCGATCTCACGGCAGGGACTGACCCCCGACCAGTACCGCCGGCGCATCCGGGACCTGGTGATCGCGGCGGCATACGGCGGGGGGATCAGCCTGCGCGCGATTGCACTTGGGATGGACTTGTCGGAGTCGCTGGTCCGCACCGTGATCGCGCGGCTGGAGGCCGAGGCGGGCGAGCGCGAAAGCTGCGCAGCAGCGGTGCCCCCAAGTCCTCACCGGGGCGTGCAGTGGAGCGCGTTCAGGCACCGAAAAATGCGCACCCACCGCACAGAGGGGTAGACGGCCCACATCTGATCGACCCCACCCTCCGAGCCTGCCATGCGCGAGACCACTAACCTTCGAGGATCGCTCCACTGGATCGAGGTCGCGGGGTGGGGACTGATCGGGATCGGTCTGTCCTCCTTCTTCCGCGGCCTGTTCTGGTGATGCAGTGGACCAAGACCCTCCGCCGATCATGTCGCGCGCCGACCTCGCGTTGGCTCGCCGTGCAGCGCGCGAGCGGTGGGGAGTGCCCGACACGCTGAAGACCGAGGCTCTGTTAGTCGCACAGGAGATGCTCCGGTCGATCGACGATCGCAAGCAATCCGCAGCACTGCGGTTCCTGGCGACCTGTGACCGCGTGGACCAGCTCGACGACAAGCTCCAGCTCGAGCGGGATAAGATCGCGCCGCCGACGGAGACCCAAGGTAGAGACGCATGGGACATAGTTTGTGACGACGTCCTCGGAACGAGTGAGGCAGGCCCTGGAGCGGCTCCGGAGCGACCCGGCGGCGTTTAACGCGCTGGTGCTCGGCCGCCGCCTCTGGTCGAAGCAGGTGGCCGTGTGCGAGGCCATCGCGAAGAGCCCGATCACCGTCGTCCCGGCCGGGCGCGCGATCGGCAAATCGTACCTGATGGCGGGCATCGTCCTCTGGTGGCTCTACACCCGGCCGCACAGCCTGATCATCACCACCGGGCCGGACCATCGCCAGGTGGTGTCGGTGCTCTGGAAGGAGATCCGGCGGGCGCTCAGCTCAGCTCGGGCCCCCCTCGGTTACGACCACCTCACGCAAGGGTTCGGCTCACCCCAGCGCCTCACCGTCCGGGCCGGCTCCGACTGGCAGACCCTGGGCTTCGCGTGCAAGTCAGACGAGGGCCTCAGCGGCCAGCACGCGGGCGAGCTCCTGGTGATCGTCGACGAGGCGAGCGGAGTGGAGGATCGCATCTGGTCCGCTATCCACGGCCTGGCCGCCACCCGCCTCGTGGTGGTCGGAAACCCGATCCGCTATGACTGCCATTTCCGCGAGCTGCACGACCTGGCCGTGAAGGGCTCCGCCACCATCACGACGGTCGGGATCTCGAGCCTCGAGTCGCCCGACGCCGGTCAAGATTTCTCCCTCGTCGGGATGGCGTCGCGGTCGTTCCTGAACCAGATGCGCGAGATCCATGGCGCGGAATCGCCGTGGTGGCGGTCGAACATCCTCGGCATCTTCCCGGGCCAGGAGTCGGTGCGGTTCCTGCCCACGGCCTGG